TCGACCAGGAACGTCCCACCAGTCAACTCTAAATGGTTTAAATTCATTTATACCTTGTACTGCACCTTGCCATATATTATAAAAAGTATTACCAATACCATTAGCAGTAGATGTAACTATAATTTTAGTATCTTTACCAGCAGAAACAACTGGATATGTTGAAGTATAAAACTCTGATGCTTTTTCTACAAACGCGAACTCATCAAGATAAAGGAGATTAACGGAAAGACCACGAATAGAGCTACCAGAAGTAGCAGAGGCAATAATACGAGAATTGTTACTAAATTCGAGAGACCCTTTATTAAGGGCTTTACTGCCTGGTTGTAAAAAGAATGGGACATTTTCGAGCATAAGTGTGACTCTTGAGAGCATTTCTCTAGCTGTTGCTCCTTTATTTGCGAGTATAGCAATTGTTTTTTCCGAATTAAAAAGGGCGAACCATAAAAGATACGCACATGCTGATATGGATTTGCCACTTTGTCTACAAGCCAATACGACATTAAATCTATTCTCCTGAAATTGATTAAACATTTTCTTTTGATAAGGATATAGTTTAAATGAAACTAATCCTTCATCAAGTGATATTATTTTACAGTATTTTTCTGCAAAATATCCAGGATCTTTCATACAAGCCTGATATTCTGCTATGAGATCTGCTGTCCATTGTTGAACTACGCCGTCTCTTTTTACATTAGGATTCCCTAGGTAAGTCTGGGTTTGGTGTAACATCTACTGCCTTATCATTTTCTTTTAATAATTTCTGAAGATCAGCAGTAGATCCCAAAAATATATTATTCTGCTGATGTTCAACTTTCTTTAATGGTTCTTCTAAATCTTTATTCTTTTTATTAAGATCCATTAATCTATCGTTAACATCAGATAAATTTTTAATCATATTAGATAATACTTCAAAGGCACGTGGATGCTCTGATTCACGCGCAACCTCCATCATAGTTTCTAAACTTGTTTTACCTTTTTCTAGTAATTCATAATATGTATCACGAGAATATTCATAATCTGTTTTAGTATTATCTTCCATTATCTACTTTCCATTTAACCATAAACTTGCCCACTTTCTTTCTCTACAATGCCAACATTCTCCGCATGTTTCTTTATTTTCTAAATCTTTACTATCATAACTATAATATTTCGAACAACTTCTAGTTATATTAAATAATTCCATTACGTCATAATATTTAAACATAGATAACATAAATCTTTTATCAACTCGATGAAATGGTTGATAATAATCACATTTACATTCATTATTAGTAGTATCTAATGTAGGTGCTTTCCAACGCGGAGCATCTTTATTTCTTTCAGGCATAGCATCTAATAATAAATCTTTAACATCTATTAATGGATTCGCGCTATTACCGCTAAACATTAAATCTATATTATGTTTTGTAATTAAATCATTCTGAATATCTAGTTGATATTTACCATCCCAATTAAAATCATAATTAAAGTAAGTCATTTCAAAATTTTTAAATTTTGTTTTATTAAGAATCCAATTAACTATTTTTTGTACTGATTGACTAGGCCCACGAGCATTTCTTGGATCTATTACTGTAATAGTATAAACTTTTGTATCTTCTCTTTTATTTTTAATTAAAAAATCAATGATCATATAAAGTAATATACTACTATCAGCACCACCACTGGCTCTTAACATAATTTTTTTATATTTTTGATCAATATCAAAATCTATACTTTGTTCTTTATCTTCACTATATAATATCACTTAACATTTCCATCTTTTCATGATCCGAAACCTCCATCGCTATCTGCTCCCCAAATTGTTGTAGTAAATCCAAAATCGCTATCAGGCATTCCAACAATACTTGTAGGATTAGGATTAATTTCTATTGTTTGCAATCTTACATCAGAATCTACTGTTAATCCTCTATCTGAATCTACAAAACCAACTCTCGGCGAAAAGACTTTAGCAACAGACTTACGAATAACTTTAGTTTCTGGTATAGGTCCATAATAATTAGTTCTCATTTCAAAATCTAATGTATAAATTATAGTTCTTCTTTGTGCTAAATCTCCTTCAAAGTCATCAGCAAAAGAAACACCAGTAATAGTTATTGGAATATCTTCTTTAAATGTCGGATATTCGGTTATAAAAGGTTTAATTGTTAACGTATACTGTGGATTAAAATATGGAAGAATTTGTTCAACCATTTGTAATGCATCGTCTTGAGTCTTAGCATAAATGTTTAATTGAAATCCCATAACATACGGAACTGCAGTATTAAATTTTTGTCTAGACGTAGTAGTCGTTGGATTTGTTGTCGTTGAAAAATGTGCAGTCTTTGCTAACTGTCTAGTAGTATCATAATTAATACTAGTAATTTCGAAAGACATTCTAGGTAACTTAATCGCAACTTTTGTATCTTCTACTAAATCTGGATTTTCTCGTATACGATCTAAATATTTTGCCTTTGGCGCATAGGATAATGGAACCTTAACTTGGCTCATTACTCCTCCAGCAGCATTTTTTCTTAATACGTAAATATTATTAAATAGCCTACCAAAAATAGCTACACATTTTCTAGTTTTTTCGTGATAAAAATGTGTTCCAAACATAATTAGCCTTTATATATTTTCTGTAGATGATCCTCAAATGCTTCTACTTTAGTCAGTCTATCAGGCCAAAGTATATAGTCTTTTTCTGGATTCTTTTTCAAATTATTTAAAAGTGGTATTATAGCATTATATAATTTATCTAATTTAGTTTTTGCTGCAGTAGCAGTAGTAGTTACAGACTCAGCCTTTTTAGTAGCAGTTTGTACTGCTTCTAATTCATCTTCATCTACGGCTGTAAAGCCAAAATCAAAAAAATCGTCGCTCATTAATTATTCTCCGGATCTCCAAATGGGTTACCTTCACTAAAATCTAAGAAATCAGTAAAACTGCTAAATTCTGTATTTTGTTCATTTTGTGATATTTGATTATCTTCAGTAACAGCAGTAACTGAAATACTAGAATCAGCTCTACCAAGACCAGATAATACTACATTAATACCTGTTTGAAAAGTATGATACTTACCATCATTGGCTCCAACATGAATTAGATGTAATTTATCGTCAGAATCTGAATATTTAGCAACTTCTCCGGTTAAGACAGTACCATCTGCTAATGTTTGTTTAGCAGTATTACCTATAGTAGTTATAATACTATCGGCTCCAAGAGTTAAAATATACTTATAAGCATAATCTCTTTCTATCTTATCGATATCATCTACACCAGTATCTAAATCTTCGTCATTATATTCGAATAAGGTTGCTCTACACTTAAAGACCGGAACATTATTTAATTGGTAAAATGGTTGTTCGTGTTCTACGTGTCTTATCTCGAATAAAGATTTAGACATTGGTAAATAAATCAAATCACCTTCTCTTGGTCTTTCAGAATTTATATCATTATCATACATTGATACAGTATCGTTCCATCTTCTTCTTGCAACGACAAAAGTAGCTTCGTCTCTTATTTCAACACCAAACTTTGTAAACAAATCTCCTTCACCTTCGAAACCTTCGATATTATCGATATACATTTCGACTTTATAAGAAGAATTAAATGTTGATGGAACATCGTCACGGAATATAGTGTTTTCGTTAACTATATCTCTTGGTAAATAATACGTTTCTTGTCCATAAATCTTTATGGATTCTAGAACTAAATTTTCATATAAATTTTGTTCGGCTTTAACGTTGGGTTTTATCCAGAGATTGACTGCCATAATTTAGTTACCCTATAAAAAAGTCAGCTGGTAATTCGTGCTCTAGTCTAATCTTTTCTCTTAAATCTTGCAATTCTCCGGTTGCATCGTCATATAATTGTCTTCCATTTATAATAACTCCACCTGGTAATTGCATACCTTCGAACTTCATTAGGTTTAAACCCCATTGTTCTTTAATAAGAGATGTGGCATACATTTTTAACCAGATATCGTTATACACAGAAGTATGAGCTTCTGGATCCACAACATTATAGACTTCAGCTATTAGATATTCGTCTGCTAAAATATCTCCGTCTTGAAAATCTCCGTGAATATAAATTCTATTCATCTTACGTGAAAATTCTATTTGAGGAGTTCCATTTAACTTCATATCTAATAAAGAAAGATGTTGCTGAAGTGCTTCATAATAGGCTAAATCACCAGCAAAATTATTC